CGGCGCGGCCGGCGGCCGGCGTCTTCGCAACGCCGGCCATATCGATCTTCCACTCGCATCGCAGATTGCGGCTCGACAGACGCTCGCGCGCCGCGCGCGCTATCTCGAAGCGAACAATGGATATGCAGCGGGCGGCGTGAACGCTTGGGCGTCCGCTCTTGTCGGAGCGGGGATCAAGCCGCAGTCCGCGCACCCTGACGCTGCTACCCGCAAGCTGATCAACGCCGCCTTCGATCGCTGGACGCGCGAAGCGGATGCTGACGGCCTCGCCGATTTCTACGGGCTTCAGGATATCGTCGCGCGGCGCCTTGTCGTCGACGGTGAAGCCTTCGCGGTCTTCGCGCATGACAGCGCCGGTCGCCTGCGCCTGCGCCTGATGGACGGCGAGCAAGTCTCTGGCGCGTACCACACCGAACTCCAAGGCGGGGCGCGCATCGTCGCCGGCGTCGAATATGACGACGCCGGGCGGCGCGTCGCCTACCACGCATGGAGGCAACGGCCGGGCCTGCCGATCATGCCGGCGCTGCAACTCTTGCGCCTGCCGGCCGAAGACGTTGTGCATGTTCTAAAGGTCACCACGCCGGGCCAGGTTCGCGGCGTCTCTNGGTTCGCGCCGATCCTCTTGCGGCTCGCCGATCTCGACTCGAGCCACGACGCGCAACTTACGCGCCAGAAGGTCGCCGCATTGTTGGCCGGCTTCATTGTAGACCCCAATGGCGAGGCCGGCGGTTTCGATGGCGAGTCTGACGGCCGCGGCAATCTCGAAGGTGGCCTTGAACCGGGGACGTTGAAGGTTCTCGCGCCCGGCCAAGACGTTCGTTTCTCGGAGCCGGCTGAGGTCGGCGCCGAAGTGATCGCCTTCATGAAGCTCACGGCAAAAGAGGTAGCCTCCGGACTTGGCGTTCCCTTCGAAGAGCTCTCGGCCGATCGGTCGGAAGGCAACTATTCGTCGATGCGCGACGGCAAGATCGAGTTCCGTCGGCGCGCTGAAGCGATCCAGTTCGGAACGATCATCAATCGATTCTGCGATCCCGTGTGGCGTCGCTGGATCACGACGGAAGTCCTGTCCGGACGGCTTGATGCGCCGGGGTTCGAAACCGACCCGGAGCCTTACTTCGCGGCTAATTGGCTTCCGCCGAAAAATGAATGGGTCGACCCGCTGCGCGACGCGCAGGCTGAAATCCTCGCGATCAATGCAGGATTAATGAGCCGCCGCCAGGCAGTCGCCGCCCGCGGCTACGACCTCGAGGCGCTCGACGCCGAGATCGCGCAGGATCGCGCCGACGCGGAACGTCTTGGCCTGCAATTCGAAGTAAAACCGACGCCGCCCGCCCCGGCGCAGCCGCAAGGGGCAGACACGTGAGCGAAGCCGTCGCTATTCTCACTCGCGCCGCGCCGCTGACACCGGCATCGTGGAATTCGCAGGAACGCAGCTTCGAAGTCGTCTTCGCGACCGAAGCCCCGGTCCCGCGCCGCGACGCGCGCGGTCCGTTTTTCGAAGTGCTGTCCGTCGCGGGTATGCAGCCAGCCGCCCATGCGCTGCCCGTTCTGGATAGCCATGCGCGGGGCAGCCTCTCAAGCCAGATCGGGGGAGCCAGCAACGTTCGCGTCGCCGGCGGGGAAGCCCTCGCTTCGGTGAGGCTGTCCCGCGCAAACCCTATCGCCGATCGTGTCGCGATTGATCTCGACGCCGGCCAAACGTTCGGCGTTTCGACCGGCTACATCATCAACGAAGCGAAGGAATCGACCCGCGACGGCGCGCGCTATTTGACCGCGACGCGCTGGACAGTCGTCGAGATTTCGCTTGTCCCAGTCCCCGCCGACGCACGCACTGGCATTAGGAGCCAAGGCATGCCCGAAGCAACCCCGGTCGCCACGCCGGAACCCACACCGCCGGCCGCCGTGACGCGGGCCGCTGGCACTCCTCCTACCCCGGCCACGCCTTCCCCGGCGCCGATGCCCGAAAGCCGCGTCGCCGATCGTGCCGCGGTCAATGCGGAAATCCGCTCGATCGCTCGAGTCGCTTCGCTCGACCAGACGTGGATCGATGCGCAAATCGACGCCAACGCGACAATCGAGTCGGCCCGTACCGGCGCGTTCGAGATCATGCGCAACCGCTCGGCGCCGGCGAACGAGATCAGGACGCAGGCGATCGTCGGGACGGACTTCAACGATCCGGAGGCTCGCGCCAGGGCGATCGGCGAGGCGCTCTACACGCGCACGCATCCATCTCACCAGCCGAGCGAAGCGGCCCGACAGTTCGTCGGCCTGACGATCCCGGAAATCGCACGCGATTGCCTTCGCACTCGCGGTATTGCGACCACGGGAATGTCGACCGGTCGGATGATTGAACGGGCGCTTCAGTCAACGTCCGATTTCCCGCTGCTCCTCAGCGATACCGTGAATAGGACGCTGCGCCAGGCGTACGACTCCGCCCCGGCCGGCGTCCGCCGTCTCGGTCGCCAGACCACGGCGAAGGATTTCCGCTCGAAGCATCGAATTCAGTTTTCGACGGCGCCGACGTTGGAGCCGTTGAACGAATCCGGCGAGTTCAAGTCGGGCGCGATGGCCGAGGCGCAGGAAAGCTACAAGGTCGACACGTTTGGTCGCATCGTCGGCCTCACTCGACAGGCGATGATCAACGACGATCTCGGCGCCTTTACCGACGTGATGCGGCGCATGGGTCAGGCGTCGGCGGCGTTCGAAGCGAACTTTCTCGCCGATCTTGTCGTCAACAACCCGGCAATGAGCGACGGCAAGACGCTCTTTCATGCGGATCACGGCAATATCGCCGGCTCGGCGGCGCCGATCGGCGTCGACAGCCTCTCGGCGGCCCGCCAGGCGATGCGCCTGCAGAAGGGCCTTCTCGGCGAACTGATCGCTGTCACGCCGAAATACATCCTTGTCGGCGCCGATCGCGAGACGGAAGCCGAGAAGGCTGTGTCGACGATTACGCCGGTCGTTTCGCAGGAAGTGAACCCCTTCCAGTCGAAGCTCGAAGTCGTCGTCGACCCGCGCATCAGCGGCGAGTGGTATCTCGTCGCCGATCCCGCCGAAATCGACGGGCTCGAATACGCGTATCTCGAGGGCGCAGCGGGTCCGCAGATCACGTCCGAAGTCGGCTTCGACGTCGACGGCGTTCGCTTCCGAGTGCGTCTCGACTTCGGCGGCGGCTTCGTCGACTGGCGCGGCTGGCATCGCAACGCGGGAGCGTAAGCAACATGGCTCTTGAACTGGACGATCTTCAGGCTCGGCTCGCTGATCTCCTCAAGCTGCGGTACGGCGGCGAAAGCGAGATCATGACGCGCACGCTCGACGCTGAAGAACGCGTTCGTTTCAAGAGCGACAAGGATCTGACGCTCGCGATCGCCGATTGCGAGCGCCGCATTTCCAAGCTTCAGGGCGGGCGCATTCACACCGTGCGCATCGCCGCTTCGAAAGGACTGTAGGTCATGAAAAACTTTGTGCAGCCTGGCTGCAATCTCACCGTCACCGCACCGGCCGGCGGCGTGTCGTCCGGCGATCCCGTCAAGATCGGCTCTCTGTTCGGCGTCGCCGCCTACAGCGCGCCGGCAGGCGCCCCGCTGGAAATCACAACCGAAGGCGTCTTCGATCTTCCGAAGGCCGCCGGCGTCGCGTTTGCACAGGGCGACAAGGCGTATTTCGACACAGCGGCGAAAGATATCGCCGCTGCGGCGAACGGCCTCGCTTGGGTCGGCGTCGTGACTGAAGGCGTCCTGGCCGGCGCCGCGAGCGTCCGCGTCCGACTGAACCACGTTCCGGTTTAAGGCTCACCGGGGGGTTCATTGAGGGCGATGGCCGCCCGTCCGACAGCGAGAAAGGCGATCGGGCCCCCGGACCGAGTGAAGATCCCGTCAATCGCCGAAGGCGGCCAAGGAATTCGAGAAGGAGCACATGCCAAGGTCCGCGACCATATCGACGGGCGAGAAGGTCAAGACGCAGGGACTGTTCCCGTGCGAGGCCGAGATCGCGCGCCGCCTGTCGCAGACCTTGCCGGAATGGCGAGCCAAGGCGCCTATCTTGGAGCGCGATGGCCTGCCCCGCGTCGACCCTATGATGGGCGGTCGCTTCTGGCCTGCCGTCGAAGCCTACTGGCATCGCCGATACGCCCTCGCTACCGTCGAGCCCTCCCAACCCGATGGAGGAGAAAAGCTCGATGAACTTTGAAACCCCTGGCCTCAAGAGGAGGCCGAACAAAGACGGCAGGATGCGCCTGTATTGGTGCGCCCGCGCCGATCTGGTGAAGGCCGGCTATCGCCCGCCGACAGTCCCGCTGCATTACGACTGGACCGACCCCGCGCAACACGCGCTTGTTTCCGCCGCCTGCATGAAGTTGCAAGCTGAGATGCTCGAATGGTCCGCCAATCGTGGTGTCCAACGGGCGACGTTCAATGGGACGGTCGGGGATCTGATCCGCCGCTACCAGACAGACGCGGCGAGCCCTTATCGTCGCATCAAATGGAACACGGCGCGCACCTACGATCAGGTTCTCGCGTCGCTGGACAAGGCTGTAGGTGGGCGCGCGCTGGCGCGGCTCGGCCTTGATGATTTCCGGCGCTGGTATGATGCAGCCCGGAAGCCGAAGGCACCTGGCGGGCCCGAACGGCTTCGCAAGGCGCATGGGCTGATATCGATGGTTCGGCGGATCGTCGCCTACGGCGTCGCCGCCGAACTGTCCGAGTGCCCTCGCCTATCGGCGATCCTGAAGGCGACGGAATTCGAAGCGCCGGCGCCGAGACGTGAGAAGCTGACGCTTGCGCATGTCGAAAGCATCGTCGCGAAAGCGATCGAAGAAAAGCGCGTCTCTCTCGCGCTAGGGACGGTCCTACAGTTCGAAACGACGCTCCGGCAACGAGACGTCATCGGCGAGTGGCAACCCCTGCCAGCGGGCGCCGCGGCCTCGGGAATTGTGCTCGGCGGTCGCCGCTGGACCAACGGCCTGACATGGGCCGATCTCAGCGCCGACTTCGAGCTCTACAAGCAAACGACGAAGACGGGCGCGATCGCCGCGCATGATCTGCGGCTTTGTCCGCTCGCGATGAAGATGATCGCTCTTGTCCCGGCCGATCGCCGCGTCGGCCCGATCATCATCGACGAAACGGCTGGCCGCCCGTATGCCGAACACGCCTATGCGCGTGAGTGGCGCGCGATCGCCGAGAAGGCAGGCGTACCAAAAGGCGTCTGGAATATGGATGCGCGAGCGGGCGGGATATCGGAGGCCGACGACGCCGGCGCCGATCTCGACGATATCCGATCGGCCGCTGCGCATTCGCAAGTTTCGACGACGGCTCGATATGTCCGCGGGACGATCGGGAAGTCGCGAAAGGTCGCTCGACTCAGGGCCGCGCATCGCGCGGAACGCAAGTCGAACGATTGATGGGGAACGGATTAGGGAACGCGGGGAACGGATAGATCCGTGGTAGGGCGACAATCGATTGTTATCGTTGCGCGAAATGGAGCGGGCGATGAGAATCGAACTCACGACATACAGCTTGGGAAGCTGTCGTTCTACCACTGAACTACGCCCGCGCGCGGCTGCCGTTTCAGGGGATTCGGCTGCTGGGCGACATTAGCCTGCCAGCCGAGCGCCGGGCAATGGGCGCATCGACCGGCCCCGCCCGCCGCGCTTTCCACTGCGGGCCTGCCCGCCTATTGTGCGCGCCCGCCGCGCCAAAGCGCGGGACATTGCGAAGGACACTATGAAGCGTATCGCCGCCGCCCTTGCCGGATCGCTCGCCTGCCTTGCCGTCGTGGCCGGCGCCGCGCCCGCCCGCGCGCAGGAAAAGCCTGATCTCGCGGTCGAGGCGCGCAATCTGTCGACGCCCGATATCTGCGCGGAAAAGGACAATATCCAGATCGATTTCGCCTCGCCCGCCGTGCGCTCCTTCCGCGTGCAGGCGATCCACCCGGTTTATATCGGGTCGATCGGCGTCGACCGCTATGCGCCGGATTTTTCCAGTTGCTCCTTTGCGACCAACAAATATTTCGGCGAGGACGGCGAGCGCGTGACGCTCTACGAGACGCCCTCGCTGCAGATCGTCGGCTACAGACTGCCGAATTTCTGGCGGCCCGCGAAAACGCCGATCCGCATCGGCGCGAAGACGTTCGAGGGTTTTCACGCGGCGCAGGTGTGGGTGCGCCACCGCGAGCGTGCCGAGGAAGTGGTGGTCTTCTATCCGCCCGACGGCTATTGGCGCATCCGCCCCCTGCCCTTCGCCGACATGCGCTGGACCGCCTATGGCTCGTCCTTCCTGATCGGCCCGGTGGAAGTGCAGGAGCGCCCGGTGGTCGATCTCGCCAGCATCGGCTTCGATCCTGCGAGCAAGACATTCGCGCTGGAGTTCCGGCGCGGCGGCTCGGCGAAAATGACGCTGGAGGCGCTGGACCAGGACCATATTTCGCTCGACGTCGCCTTCGACGGCGCCATGCCCAACAACCTGCCCTTCGCCACGCTGCGGTCGATGTTTGCGACCGAAACCAATTCGGACGTGGCGCGCGCGGCCTGGCTGCCCAAGGGCGCCGACGCCTGGAGCGAAGGCTCGATCATGGATTTCCGGAAGGGCGAGGTGACCGAATTCTGGGCCGGCCGCCGCCTGCCGTCACGCCATAACACCAGCGCGCCGGACATGAATTTCAGCCTGTTCTCGCCCAAGGCGCAGCGCTGAATGCTGGCGCCTGCGCCCGGCGCCGAAGCGTCACGGAAGCGGATCGCGCTGATCGACATGGCGCGCGGCGGCGCGCTTGTGGCGATGTTCGCCTATCACCTGGTCTGGGATCTCGCGCATTTCGGCTATATCGACGGGCGCACGCCGTTCATGCCGGAAATGCGGCTGTTCAGCCATGTGATCGCCTGTTCGTTCCTGTTCATCGCCGGCTTGAGCCTGGCGCTGGCGAAACGCGATCCGTTCGACTGGCGCGCTTTCTGGAAACGGCTGGCGATGATTGCTGGCGCTGCGGCTCTGGTGACGCTCGCCAGTTGGTTTCTCTTTCCGAATGCGCTGATCTTTTTCGGCATCCTGCATTGCATCGCAGCCGCCAGCCTGATTGCGCTGCCATTTCTCTTCCTGCCCTGGCCTGCCGCGCTCGCCGCCAGCGCTGTCGCCTTCGCGCTGCCGGCCCTGGTCAGCCTGCCGGCGTTCGATGCGCCGGCGCTGATCTGGACAGGTCTCGGCGTCCGCATTCCGATCTCGAACGATTTCCGGCCCCTGCTGCCGTGGGCGGGCGCGCTGCTGATCGGGCTTGGGGTCGGGCTGCTCCTGCAGAAGCGCGGCGGGTTCGAGCCGCTGCGGCGGATTTCCGGCGCGAACCTGCCCGCGCGCATCCTTGCTTTCGGCGGCCGGCATTCGCTGGCGGTCTATCTCATCCATCAGCCCGTCTTCTTCGCGCTGCTCACCGCATCGGTCTGGGCTTTCGGCCATCCGGCGCCGGCGGACGAGAAGCCGTTCCGCGAGGTTTGCGAGCGCCAGTGCAGCGCGAGCGGGGCCGCTGCGGACACATGCCGGCGCAGCTGTGGCTGCGCCGCTCAAACGTTCAAGCGGCTCAACCTGTGGGACAAGCTGCAAAAAAATGTTCTGGACGAAGCAGAACGATCGATTCTTGCGCGCGTGGCGCAAGATTGCGTGCGCGCAAGCAAAATGTAGGCGGCGCCCTACACCACTTGATGTTCGTTGCTTGCGCGATTGACGCAACCGATTGTTTCGACGTCCGAAAGACGCAAAATCGGCCCTCGCGCAGAAAAACGCTTGTTTCACAAGTCAAATTTCGATCAGCTTGCCGCTCGGTTTCCTATCAGCGCCTCGGCGGGCGACGGGAACCAACGGCAACCGACGGCGTTAAGTCCGGGTCGGCCAACCTCCGGGTTTCGCACCGGCCCGCACCGAGAGGGACAACAAGTGGAAGAAGCAAAGAAGAAGTCGACGCGTGGATTCGCGTCGATGGACCCCGAAAAGCAACGCGCTATCGCGCGCAAGGGCGGCGAAAGCGTGCCGAGCGAGAAGCGCAGCTTCTCCAAGAACCCTGACCTGGCCGCAGCGGCGGGTCGCAAGGGAGGTACGCAGGTCGATCCCAACAAGCGCAGCTTTGCGCGAAATCCCCAGCTTGCCTCGGAAGCCGGCCGCAAGGGCGGTCACGCTTCGCATCGGGCAGGCAGGACGAGCGACGCCGCGGAATAGGCTTTATTCGCGCAGGCGCGACGCAGGCCCAGCAAGGGCGGCGCCAAGCAACAGGAGGCACGGGCCGCGAGGCTCGGCCTCCTTTGCCGCGTCTACGATGGTAGCGAGAGTGGCCGTGGTCGCGCGCTCATCCGGCCAGGTCGCGCGATCCACAAGAATCGTGGGCGTTGCGCCTGACAGCCCCTGCTCCATCAGCCGGGCAACAAGCGCGGGCATGGTCCGCACGCCCATATAGACGACTGTCGTCGCGGCGGGGTCGGCAAGCGCGCGCCAATCGAGATCCTCTGGCAGCGCGCCGTCGCGCCCATGCGCGGTCGCGAACTGGACGCGTTTGGCGCTGTCGCGCTCAGTCAGCGACGCCCGGAGCGAAGCAGCGGCGCCTGCGGCTGCGGTCACGCCGGGGATGATTTCGACCGCAACGCCTGCCGCGTGCAAGGCTTCGATCTCTTCCGTCGCGCGGCCAAAAATCGAGGGATCGCCGCCTTTCAGGCGCACCACTGTCTTGCCGGTTACGGCCAGTTCCACAAGTCTGGCGGTAATGTCGGGCTGGCCGGGCGAAGGCCTGTAGCCGCGCTTGCCGACGTCGAGCTTTTCCGCCTCGCGGCGGGCGA